CGATTAAAGGTGATAAGGGCGATGGTATTCCGAATGTCCTTTCTGCAGATGATTCAATTGTTGCGGGCGAACGGCAAAAACCAGTATCATCTAAAAAATTAGAAGCGTGGTATAAAGATAAAAGCACACTGCCAAATGATGCAGCCTTTAAAACTAGATTAGAACGTAATAAAACACTAGTTGATTTTTCATACATCCCAGCAGATATTAAGAATGCTGTTATAAATAACTATGTTGAACAGCCCGTTAAAAACAAAAGTATGCTTTTGAATTTTTTCGTTGAACATAAAATGAAGAACATGCTAGAATTGATTGAGGAATTTTAATGAAAACATCTATACCACAAATTTTTGCCGAAGTTGAGAAAGCTCAAACTAAACAGGCAAAAGTAAATGCATTGCGAGCATATAGTCATCCAGTACTTATTGGAATGCTACAAATTAATTTTAACCCAGACGTTAAATTACATTTGCCTGAAGGACATCCTCCACATAAAAAGGATGATAAGATTCCTGAAGGATATTCTGAAACAAATTTATTCCAAGAATTCCGAAGAATGTATATTTGGCTAGATCCAAATATCAATCTTTCTAAAATGAAAAAAGAACAATTGTTCATTCAAATGCTTGAAGGCATTCATTGGACAGAAGCAGATGACCTTTGCTTGGCAAAAGATAAAAAATTGCAAACAAAATATCCTTCACTAAAAGAAGATATTGTTCGAGAAGCATTTCCTGATGCGCTTCCACCACCAAAGCCAAAAGAGAAAAAGGAACCTGCAGCAAAAAAAGAGAAAGTCTCTTTGAAAGATTGACTCGGTTCTTCAAACGAGACATATCTATACCCGAACCAGTCGTTAGTAAATGGTTAGAACAAGGTGAGATACCAGACGATCCAAAGCATGATCCTAGACTTTTGAATCATCATCAGTATAGGGCATTTGATAAGTATTAAAATAATGCTTGACAACTGTCCTAAAAGATGTTATAATTATATTATGGAGATCTTATTATGACTATGCACATTATTGGGCCTTGGCTTTCTTCAAACGGAAAGAAAAAAGGCAAGGTTAAATTTAAAAATGCAGAAGAAGCTCAACGAGCCAGGCAATTAGATAAAGACTGGATTGCTATGAAAAAGAAATGGGGCGTCGAGGCCGAGGAGAAAAAACGTAAGCAGGCAATGTCTGCAGAAGTTTTGAAATATTCTCTTGACATTCCTGCAGGACGTAGTACGTCGCATATCAAAAGTCTTAATCAAGACAACGGAGTTGCTGTTCTAGCACCCGCAAAAAAATATACAGGAACAAAAGTATTAGGTATTGGTACAATGCATAAGTCTAATGCAGTACCTATCTTTAGTGATGACGAGGCAAAAGAAATTGCTTCTATGAGGCGATAATGGATAATAAAACAGAACGCACCTGGGGTTATTATAATGTATTACATACGCAAGGGAAAGAAGTCAAAGTTAAAGAATTGACAGTTGATCCTGGCAAATATTTAAGTATGCAAAAACACAAAGATAGAGCAGAACATTGGTTCGTTGCTGAAGGTACAGCGACAGTCTATACTTTAGATGTTAGCACAGATGTTGAACTATGTGGAACACTTACTAAATTTCAAAGTCTCCATATAGGCAAACAAGAGTGGCACCAACTCTGTAATGAAACTGATGCACCATTGAAGATTATCGAAATCCAGTATGGAGATAATTGTATTGAAGATGATATTATAAGGAAAAATTAATTATGGCAGGTATTCCATCAAACCCAGCGGATCGTAAAGCAATCTTTGATTGTATGAAAGAAATTTCAAATAGTATGACTCGCATGGAAGGAGAACGAGAATTCGTTCGTGAAGCAATTAAAGAAATTTGTGATAAGCAAGAACTTAGTAAAAAGACATTTCGTCGTATGGCTAAAGTTTATCATAAACAAAACTTTAGTAAAGAAATTGAAGAACACGAAGAATTTGAAACGATGTATGAAACCATTACAAATTCTACAACAATGGCAAGCGCATGATTCGATATATACTAGAAGCAACGTGGCGGGATAAGATTGGTCGCAATAAAAAGCAATCAGTCGTTGGTGTCTATGCCACGGTTGATGATATTGAAAAGGCCAAAGAAAAAGTAACAAACGAGCCCCATCGTTATAAGAGTGTTACGTTTAATGTAAATGTAGAAGAGCATCCATTTTTTGCTTAAATAATAGACAGAATAACCTTATGCTTGACACGGGTACTGTTTTCTGTTATAATATTAACATGAAACAAATAAAGAAACTTCCTGTTAGAAATTTTGTTGCGAAAGATCTTCGTACACCAAAATATCGTCTAAAAGTTGTTGAACTCAAGACTCGCTATAAACGTAAGGCAAAAACTCATAATGACTACAATCTCCAATATCTTTGATTTGCTTGCAGCTGACAATTCTCGGTTGGCTAAAGAAGCAATTCTAACTGCGAACAAAGATAATACAGATCTTCAACGAGCAATTAAACTTGCTCTTGATCCATTGATTAGTTTTTACATTCGTAAGATTCCATCCTATACTGCAAAGGGCAAAAATAATTTGTCTTGGGCAATGGATCAAATTGAGAATGAACTAGCTACTCGTAATGTTACCGGCCATGCTGGTATTGACCTATTGACTAATGTATTGGAATCATTGAATGAAGCAAATGCCAGTGTTATTGAAAAAATCATCAAGAAAGATCTTCGATGCGGAGTATCCGAAGCAACAGCAAATAAAATCTGGCCAAAACTTGTCTCAACCTACCCGGTTATGTTGGCTTCTGGATTCGAGCAAAAACTTGTCGATAAAATTAAATTCCCTGCATATTGCCAGTTAAAACTGGATGGTATGCGTTTCAACGCAATTGTGCGCAACGGCACAGTAGAATATAGGAGCCGAAATGGCCGAGAACTTTCTATTCCGAGTAAGTTGTTTAGTGACGCCTTACTTAAACTTGGTAGTTATTATGGTTCCGATTATGTGTTTGATGGCGAACTACTTGTTGTAGATTCTGCAGGCAAACCGTTGGATCGTAAAACAGGCAATGGCATTCTTAGCAAAGCTGTTAAGGGTACGATGTCGGATAAAGAAGCAACAATGGTTCGTGTAACATTATGGGATGCAATTCCTTTTAATGCCTTTCAAATAGGCAAATACACTACACCGTATAACGATCGCTTTATGGAATTGATACAAAATATTGATTTCCTCAAAGGTGTATCTGCAATAGGACATCTTGTAGATATTGTGTGGACTAAGGAAGTCAATAATCAGTATGATGCACAACGGATTTTTGAGAAGTTTCTTGCGGAAGGTCAAGAAGGAACTATTCTAAAGTCTAAGACTAACATCTGGGAAGATAAACGTTCTAAGGAACAAATTAAGTTTAAAGGCGAACTTGATTGCGATCTTAAAGTTGTTGATTGGGTTGAGGGTACAGGCAAAAATGTAGGTCGTCTCGGAGCATTGGTATGTGAATCCGAAGATGGTAAAATTCAAGTGAATGTTGGTTCGGGGTTTACTGACGATGAACGAGATTCAATTAGAAAAGATGTTATTGGTAAAATTGTGGCAGTAAAATATAATGCTCGTATTAAAGATCGTGGCGACAATGTTGAACGATTGTTCTTGCCAATTTTTATTGAACTTCGGTTAGATAAAACAAAAGCAGATATGGAAAGCAAAATCAAATGAAACAATGGACTCTTACAGTAGAAGAAGATTTAGAAACAGGTGACGGCATTTTAACCTTTCCTCCAGATCTCCTGGAAGAAACAGGTTGGAAAGAAGGTGATATTCTTACATGGAAAGACAATGACGATGGTTCCTGGTCTTTAAGTAAAAAAGATTTCGATGTTGAATCCCCAGAAGAAGAACAAGCCTGGAAAGAATTAGATACAAAATTAAATAAAGGTGGCAAAAATTAATATCTTTTATCTGGATAACGATCCTTATGAATGTGCAAAACTACATACTAACAAGCATGTAGTAAAGATGATCCTTGAATATGCCCAATTACTTTCTACCGCTCATAGGTTTCTTGATGGTTATTTGTCTACTGGCGTCGGTAAAACTGGTAGAAAACAAACTCGATATGTTCTTTTTGACAACCGCGAGTCTGTGCTCTATAAGTCTACTCATATTAATCACCCTTCGGCAATTTGGGTAAGAAAGTCAAAAGAAAATTATATTTGGTTAGCTCATATGTTACTTGCTCTATGCACAGAATATACATATAGATATGAGAAGATACATAAAGTGCAAAGAGATAACCTTTGTTTTGTTCTATTAGGAAATATTCCAAAAAATATTGGTAATGAAGGATGGTCCGAACCTACGCCTGCAATGCCCGATACATATAAAGTAAACTCTAATTCTATTTTATCATATATAAATTATTATGTAGGTGCAAAGCAGCATCTTGCATCGTGGAAAAAACGAGAAAAACCTGATTGGTACATTTATGCCTAGTTATACTTTAAAATGTTTAGATTGCGAAACTGTTTTCAATGTCTTGTGTTCTTATGCGTCTCGACCAGAACAAGAGTGTTCTAGTTGCAAATCGACAAATCACGAATCTATTATTGGTGCTCCGGCATTCGGAGACTCTGTTCGTCTAGGTGTCACTAAACCAGACAGCGGATTCCAAGAAGTCTTATCTAAAATTCATTCAAATAACTACAAGAGTAACTTAGGAGATAAGTTATCTAGGAGTTAGACTATATTATGAGGGTGGGTAGAAATACCTTTAATATAAACTAACCGAGACTTTACATGGCGACTAAACGTTCAAACAATACATCAGCAACGGCGTATTCTGAAAGCTTATCAATAACCAAAGAAAAACAAGGAACAAAAAATAATAATACTTTAAGATTAAGATTGGACGATCTTAAAACCTTTGAGCCATTAACAGATAATCAAAGAGATTTCTTTAATGCATATAGACGAGGAGATTACTTTGTTGCCTTGCACGGAGTTGCAGGCACAGGTAAAACATTTATTGCATTATACAAAGCATTGGAGGAAGTACTAGACAAAAGTAATCCTTTCAACAAAATCATTATTGTACGGTCCGCAGTACAATCAAGAGAAATAGGCCATTTGCCTGGAGATGTTTCTGAAAAAATGGAAATCTACCAGCAACCATATCGTCAGATATGTGATACATTTTTCGGACGTAAAGACGCGTGGGATAGATTAGAAGAACAAGGTCATATAGAATTTATTTCAACAAGTTTTATTCGAGGTATGAGTTTCGATGATGCGATCATCATTGTAGACGAAATGCAGAATATGAATTTCGAAGAGATTGATACTGTTATGACTCGCGTAGGATACCGATCTAAAATTATTTGGTGCGGCGACTATAGACAAACAGACTTAAGAAAAGCGGGCGATAAAACAGGAATATTAAAATTCTTTGACATTGCTGCAAAGATGCAAGCATTCACTCGTATAGAATTTACTGCAGATGATATTGTTCGTTCATCATTAGTAAAAGACTATATTTTAGCAAAACTTGATTATGAGGATAATATATAATAAGCATGTAGAAAAATATAAGGAGACAACATGGCTGATAGTTTTGACTTCAATTTCACAGAACAACAACTAAGACAAATAATTCCAACAGTTTCAAATATATCTGAATGGTATTCTGCAGTTTCAGAAACATTACCACAATATGAAATTAATGATATTGCGAGAGTGTCTGCATTTCTTGCACAATGCGCACATGAGTCTGCAGGATTTACAATTCTTCAAGAGAACTTAAATTATAGCGCAGATGGTTTACAAAAAATATTTGGAAAATACTTTCCAAATCATGAAATAGCTACAGAATATGCTCGTCAACCAGAAAAAATTGCAAACAGAGTCTATTCAAATAGAATGGGCAATGGAGATGAGGCAAGCGGCGATGGATGGAAATATCGTGGACGTGGGTTGATACAATTAACAGGTAAAGATAACTATACGAGATGTTCAAAAGCATTTTTTAACGATGATACTTTGTTAAACGATCCTGATTTATTATTACAGCCATATTATGCATTAAATTCCGCTTGCTGGTTCTGGAATGAAAACAATTTAAATAGTTTAGCAGATGAACAGAACATAAAAATGATGACCAAAAAAATTAATGGTGGATTTATTGGTCTTGAGGATCGTATTGCTCACTACAACCATGCAGTGGACGTATTACAAGGATAATTAATGATTTTTAATCATGTTAAGGTGAAAGAGTTTGAAAAATTGGAGCAGATTACACTACCTAATGGTGTAAGGCATTATGTAACACCGGAGGGTAAAAAATATCCTTCGGTGACTACGATACTTGGGGCTCAAAGCAAACAAGGTATCATTGAATGGCGCAAAAAAATTGGTGAGGAAGCGGCAAATAAGATTTCTCGTGCCGCTGCAAGCCGAGGAACTAAATTACATACACACGTTGAAAATTATTTGAACAATGTGAATGCAATAGAGCCAATGTCAATGTTCCAAAGAGAATTATTTGACAGTGTTCTTGAACATTTGCATAGAATTAATAATATACATCTTCAAGAAGAAAGATTATACTCCGATCATTTGCGTCTAGCGGGCACCGTTGACTGTATTGGTGAGTTTGATGGTAAATTATCAGTCATTGACTTCAAAACTTCGGGCAGACAAAAGGAAAAAGAGTGGATTCATAGTTACTTCATGCAATGTGCGGCCTATGCAATCATGTATGAGGAAAGAACAGGCATTCCAATCAGTAAATTGGTAGTTTTGATAGCAGTAGAGGGCGATTCTCCTCAAGTTTTCATTGAAAAACGCGATAATTGGGTTGAGGCATTGCTAAAATGTCGAGATTCCTATGAAAATGGACAATAAACGCTTGACATTCTCCTAAATTTCTGTTATCATATATAAAAATGCAGTTAAGTACCTTATCTAAGAATTTTGATGTTATAGAATTCTTAAAAAATTTTGATAATGATGTTTTTTTGAATCAAATATACAAAATTGAGCATTCGGCAAAAATAACAAAAGACACAATATCATCGGATAGAGTAAGTTTACAGTTTAACAAAAATCAAGAATTAAAAATACGAAAAATATTAGAAGTTCTCAGAAAATACAATTTTCCAACAGAAAAATATGACGATGTAAAAAATACATACTCAGTATGTAGCGCAATTGGATTTGGTATAGACATATACAACTCAAATCCGACCTATAAAATATATTTTGAATATGCAGACTATCATAAAATTTTAGGAATAAAGTGGGATGCGTTAAAATACGATGTTACACATTATTTGCAAAAAGATAAGAAAAATTTTATAGAAATAATTAAAGAAACAAATTTCGATATTATACCAAAATTTAATTCTAACATAATAGGTCTATATTACATACACGACGAAAAATCTAATAGAAACGGATTTGATTTAACATTTGAAACTGGTGATGTTTTTTTAAAAGACATTCCAAAAAATATATTAGATATAACTACTAAAAATATTGATAAAGAACTTTCGCATTTAAAAGAATATCCAATACGTCACTTTAGTGGTGGCGTTGACAAAAACAAAGAAAAATATTTTAATTTATATTTTGTAACGAATGAATATACTTATGATCTGGGACACGGTTGACCGTGCAATTAGACTAAGATCCCATCCATAGTGGGTACGGGAGGGCGGATCTCCCTAAGTATATTTTTATTGCTGTATGAAGCAAAGAGAAAAGGGTTCTGGACGGGGGTGCGAATCCCCCCACCTCCACCAGAAGTATATTGTCTACTGGTAAATGAGATAACAATGCTCATAATAAAAGTTCCAAACAGTATGCTTCTGATGGG